AGGGACATGATTAATAACTAGCATAGAAGCAGGTCCTTCTTGAATAATACCTATAGGTTGTTTTGTACGTCGTTTTTTAGGTTTAATAACGATTTTTTCACTTTCTGGAATTTTAGTAGTAGATTCGCTCGGTTCAATAGGTTCAGTAGGTTCAGTAATTTTTTCAACTAACTTAAGTTTTTTAATTTTTTTAACTATAGGTTTTTTTTTGGTTTCTTCTTTAATTGTTTCATCAATAATAGAAATCGGTTTTTGTGTTTCAACAGTAAGTTTCTCTCGAATATTAGAAAGAAATACATTTCTATCAATAATCATATCCTTTGTTTTATCTTTAATTAAGGTTTTTATAGGAACTGTCTGCTGAACTGTGGGTTTAGAAATAACAACTTTAATCTTATCTATTTTTTTAGGTTCATTTTTTACTTTAAGTTTGGCTAAAAGAGTAGCAGACATCTATAAAATTAATACATAAAATATTTTTATATATTAGACCAAAAATAGTTAATGATATAATATATATAATTTTAATATTATTATATAGATAAGAATATTATCTATATAATAATATTATCTATATAATAATTTTTAACCAATATTTGAAAGAGCCATTTCACATGCGAGCTGTTCAGCCTTTTTTTTAATTTTATGAATTCCTGTACCAAGAAATATGAAACAGGATTGATTCATACTAATATATTTTTGAATTGTTTCAAAATTACCGAAATTAGAGAAAGGTTTAGCTTCATCTTGATTATACGCATGAATAGGTTTTCCTATACATAAATAAACACCCATTTCATAACCAGTATCAATATCATATGAAATTTGTAAATAATCTGGTGTAATTTTAAACTCTTTCTGTATTTTAACTTGAAGAATATTTTTAAAATTATCATCAGTTTTTATAAGTTTCATCCAATCTACGTGTTGTTCAAATATATTTTCAACAAAAATTTGTGCCATTTGAAAACCTGGACCAGTCACAAATACATTTTGAAACCAACCATGTTCATCTTCAACCGATATTTTGTTGAAGTCTAAAAAAAGTGCGCCCAAAAAGGCTTCAAATAAACATCCTAATTTTTTTAGATTTGTTCTTGTATTTTTTTCCTCAGCATGTTTAGACAAAATTAACCATTTATTTAATTTCATTTCATATGCTAGACGTCCAATATGCTCATTTTTTACAAGAGCGATTTTTTTTTCAGTCATAAAACCTTCGTCCGCTTTAGGAAATCTACGATATAGATAATATTTAGTAATTAGTTCTAAAACTCCATCTCCAATAAATTCTAAACGCTCATTAGATTTAGTTTTTAATGGTAAACAATCAGTTGGGCAATCAACAATCGTAATATTTGCCTCTGCATTTTCAATTGTGGGACGTTTAGTGTATGAACGATGAATAAAAGCTCTTTTATATAAAGCAATGTTATTAACTTTAGCATCAATACCATAACGTTTGAGAATAGATTGAACATCATTCAATGTAATCTCCTTATTTTCTTTATTAAATGGATTGAATACTAATCCGTCATTACTATTCAATACATCACCATCTTGTATAATAGATTTAATATCTTCTAATTCACCAGACATTTTGCAATACTATATTAAATATATATACTATCAAAACATATTTTTAAGCGTATTTATAATATGTTATAAATAAGTTTTGTAAAAATAAAATATTCATGTTATATATAAAAATGGCACGTATGGGTTTTGCAAAAAGAGCCACTCACAGAGTTGCTGCTTCAAATCAAACAAGTCATTTCGGTATAATGGCTGGTCGTCCTTCAGTTGTAGGTTTAGATTCCAGTGCTCGTTTTCAAATGAGAACTCGTGGTTCTGGTACTCCGATCCCGACAGATCCAGTTGCAGGACTTAATTTCATGAGACAACGTGGATTGTTGTCTGTAAATCCGCAATCTTCTGGTGGTGTAGGAAGAACCAGAGGTAGAACTGTAATGTTTAATTGGTAATTATTTTATTATTTTATATTTTATATATTTAATATATAAATGCCACAAAGAAATGGACCAAGAAGTTCTAGAGGTAGATCTGCTATTGCTAGAAAAGCAATATTTTCTGGACCTAGTAAAACAGATGGTATGATTCCTCAAATAGTTGTAAGAGATAACGCAGGTAATATTGTAGGAGGAGGATATTTTGGTGGTAATAAAAAAGGAGGTGCGGCACCATCCGCAACTGGATACATGATTCCTTTTGGTCGTAGAAATTTAATAGCAACACCAGCATCTAAAGTGAATTATTTATTTACTTTTAGAACAAATCCACACGGTTCTATTATAATAAAATCTACATAAATCAATATTTATAGTATAACTATAATTATAATAATTATATTACTATTATATTAGTAAATATAAATATGTTATAATAAAAAATATATAAAATAATAAGTTTAATAACTATATTTATTATGATTATTAAACTTGACTATAGAGAGATAGATTTACAGGCAGCTTGTGTCCAAATATTAGCAAAACATTATAAATCAAACATAAATATAAAAAATGAAAATCTGCCATTAGGTGATATAATTATATATGATGATAAAAAAGACATAGAATTAGTAATTATAGAGAGAAAAACATTAAAAGATTTAGCAGCGAGTTTAAGAGATGGTAGATATGCAGAACAAAGTTTTCGTTTAAATGAATGTAATATACATAATCATAATATAATTTATCTTATAGAAGGCGATTTACGAAGATATGTTCCATATAAAACAAATATTGATAAAAAAACATTATTATCATCTATGGTTTCAATTAATTATTTTAAAGGATTTTCTCTCCAACGAACTTTAGATATTCAGGAGTCTGCTGAATGGATTGTACAAATGGCTGATAAATTAGCTCGAACAGATAAAAATTCTTATTATACTGGTGGAAAAGAATTACAAAATATTCAATATAGTGACGTATCAAAGAGAACTAAAAAACATAATATAACTCCTGAAAATATTGGAGAAATAATGATCTCACAAATACCGGGTGTTAGTAATAATATAGCATCTATTATTTTTAATAAATTTGGAAACATTAAAAATTTAATTATAGAATTAGAAAAAGACAATAATGCATTACAGAATTTAACTATAGAAACAAAAAATGGATCTAAGAGAAAATTATCAAAAACTTGTATAACTAATATATATCAATTTTTAATTTATAATAAAGAACAAACCATTTCAGTTGATACTGAATGAAAAAATTTCACATTATATAATATATTATATGTTGAATAAAATAGAGAGAAATGATATAATATATTATTTAGGATTATTAGTAGCTATTTCTTTATTATTTTATATTGTAATAAAATCAATGACTTTGCAAATGAATATAATAGAAGGTGCTGTTGGAGGTAGAAATACAACGAGTGATGTAAATAATGATAAATTAAACACATCTTCTTCTTCAAAAAAAGGTTCTACATGGGGTGATTGGTTAAGTAAAGGCAACGGTTCTACAAGTTTAACAACATCCGGAAAATCAAGTATTGGAACTGATAAAATAAATATACCATCCGCAGTTAAAAGCAATACTAATACAATAGAAGATAATCTATTAATTTCTAAATATAGAAATACATATGAACAAACTATTATAGATTTAGAAAGTAATGTAAGCTTTGCTTTATTATCGTCAGTTATTAATAATGCAGAAATTATTTCTAAAAATCCTACAAGTTCAGAATCGCAAATGATAATAACCCATATAAATAATTTAAAAACATTTCGTTCAACATTGAATGACGCTATGAAATTTTTAGATTCAAATTAATTTATACATTCAAATTAATTTATACATTCAAATTAATTTATACATTCAAATTAATTTATACATTCAAATTAATTTATATAGTAATTATTCTACCATAATTTTTACTTCCTCTCCTTTATAATAACCGGCATCTATTAATGATTGTGTATATTTTTGACCACCCCAATTAGGGTCCATAGGATTTGGACTAATACCATCTTGATTTTCATTAAACATCTTATCCAAAGGAGTTTTTAAACCTATATATTGGTTATCTTTATCATATGCCGGGTAACTATTCTTATTATATGGTGGGTCATTTCTACCCGCATCAATTAATTTTTGTACTGGGTCCATAACAATCTGTCCTGATGGCATCATTTGAACATCTTGAAGACCACCTTGTAAGTTTGTAGGACTTGGACGTGCTTTATATACTTCATTTCCCTGAGCATCATAGGATTGTTGTAAATATAAAATAGGACAACGTATACCTTGACTGCGTTGCCATTCGGTAAATTCTACATAATCATCTAAATTTTTAAATTCAAGAGGATTTACACCAGGAACTTTGGCTAATTTAGAATTATAAAGATAAAAATTACTACCTTTTTGAATTAATATATCAGGACATCTATATTTAATATTTTTCATACTTTCAAATCCTTCAATACCTCCATATCTACAAGTAAAATATAAACCTATTAAAAAAATAGATACTATGATAATTAATTTATACATATATAGTGAGTATAGAAATTAATATATATTATTATCTAAATAATATATATAAAATAATGAAGTTTATTAGTATTGATAAAGGTGATAGAAATAAATTTGATGAATTAATTAAAGAACGTCCTTCATTTGTAAAATTTTATCATCCTATGTGCGGACATTGTCATAATATGGCTCATTCTTGGAATAAATTAAGAAGAAATAAACGACTGATTGATAAAGACGTTAATATAATCGAAGTTCATTCAGATGAGATACCAAATATTAAATCCAATGTAGCTAGAATAGCTGAATATAAAGGAGTTCCATTTATTATTGAAGTTAATAAAGGTGGTGAAAGTGGTAAAGAATATGATGGTGATAGAAGTGAAGATGATATGACAACTTTTATTTTAAATAATATAGTTAATAATAAACAAAATGGTGATAAAAAAATATATAAAAAAAATAAAATAATAAAAGCGCGTATTACACGAAAAGCAAGAAATACACGAAAAGCGCAAAACACACGAAAAGCGCGAAAAACACGTAAATAAAACTAACTTATACCGGTTTTTATTGCTTTAATAATTAATTTTATATCACTTAATAGTACACTTTTATTATTTTTAAGAATAACATTTACTCTTAATCTATATTTATTATTAATATTAATTACACGTGTATTATTATTACTGTTTGTTATTTTATACATAATTGGACCAAAACTAATCATACGTTTTTTATCTGTAATTGCAACTGTTATAGAATCTATTTCTAATATTGGTATAGAACCAGGAGATATATCCGTTCCAGATAAATCAAAATAAATAGTATCTTCTTGATTAACTCCAGATACATCACAATGTATATATATTTCAATAGCATAAGCTGAAGGATTTGTTAAATTACTAAATATTATATTGGCAGAAGTAGTTTCATTTTCAAGGAAGAAACCATTTAATCCTGATATTTGAGTTAGATTAAAACTATAATCTAATGTAGCAGTTGGGTCTGGTTCTCCATGTAGTTTTGTTAATGAAATATCATTGTAATATAACATATTAAGAATACCAATACCACTTTCACCGGTTGGTCCTTGTGGTCCTTGTGGTCCTTGTGGTCCTTGTGGTCCTTGTGGTCCTTGTGGTCCTTGTGGTCCTTGTGGTCCTTGTGGTCCTCTAACATTAGGGATAGATTTACAACATTGTAATTTTCTAATATATGTCGATGAATCTACAGACATTTTAATAAATATAAATATTTAAATATATTTATAATAATTATATATTTATAGTAATTATATATTTATAGTAATTATATATTTATAGTAATTATAAATTTATCATAATGAAATTAAGTATAGTAAAATATCTAATTCAGTTAAAATAGCATCAACTACCGTTATAATTTCACTTTCATTTACATCAGATAATGAATTACGAATATTTCTAAGATGTTCTTTATATTCTAATGTGTAATTATGTAATTCTTTATCAGTAGTTATTTTATTAACTTTTATATTATTAATTTTTCCAACAAGTGATTTTTTATTATTGAAATGTCCTAAAGAAGTTTCTACAAAGGTATCCATTAATTCTTGTAATTTTTGATGTAAACTATCAGTTGCTTTATGTGTTGAATATGAATCTGTTGTCCAATGAAATATTTTTATGGTGGCTAAATAATCCATAGTTTTCTGAACAAAATAATCTGTAGTATTATTTTTAACCTTTAATTTTTGAGGTGATTTTCTAGATAATTTTCTAGATGATTTATTATTAGACATATTTTTATTTTTTATAGATTTCATATATATATAATAAATATAAATTATAAAAATTGATTTTAAAATATGAAAGTAATTAATATATATTACAATTAAAAATGCATGTCTCATACAGACTTTTAGATTTCAATGCATATGATGCAAAAACTGAAGTAAAAGGAGATGATGGTAAAATTAAAATAGAACAAGAATTTATTGTTCAAATGATAGGTATAAATGAAAAGGGTCAATCAGCATCAATCTTTGTAGAAGGATATAATCCATTCTTTTATGTTATGGTAGGAGATAATTGGACGAATAAAGATGTGTTAGGATTTCAATCACAATTATCACAAGATATGGGTTCTTATTATGATAATAGTATTGTAGTAATGAAATTAATAAAAAAAAAGAAATTGTATGGGTTTGATGCTGGTAAAAATTATAATTTTATATTGATTAAATTTAAAAATGAGGGTTCTATGAGAAAAGCAAAAAATTTATGGTATTATTCATATAAAGATAAAGGTGAATATAAGAAAGTATTATCTCCAACAGGTTATGAATATAATGAATTTGAAACGAAAATATATGAAGCGCAAATTCCACCACTCTTAAGATTATTTCATATACAGAAAATAAGTCCTTCTGGATGGATTATATTACCAAAAAACAAAATTCTTGAACATAAAAATAAAAGTACTACCTGTAATTTTGAATACACAGTTAATTACAAAAATATAATTTCAGTTCCAAAAAAAGAAATAAGAGTTCCATATAAAATTTGCAGTTTTGATATTGAAGCAAGTAGTAGTCACGGTGATTTTCCACTTGCTATAAAAAATTATAAAAAATTAGCAACAAATATAGTAAATATTTGGAATCGAGTTGAAGGTCAAAATCCAATTGATTTTATGAGAAGAATAATAAAGACTGCCTTTAATATAAAAGGTAATAATGAAGAAGATGTAGATCTTGTATATCCAAAAATCAAAATAGTAGAAAAAGATATAGATTATTTATTTGATGAATGGATAAAATTAAAACCAGCAAAAGAAAAAAAGAAAATAGATGATGATGACTTATTGGAAGATATAGATGATAATAATAATTATGGTTGTGAGGTTGAAGATGAAAATGAAATAACTGAAGATAAAGAATCGTGGAATTGGATATTTAAAAAGAAAAAGCCAAATATATATAAAAAGAATGGAACTATAATTGATTTAATGAATGATAAAACGGTTGATAGAGATACAAAAATAATGGAATTAACTAAAACACTAACAAATGTATTTCCTGAATTAAAAGGAGATATAGTTACATTTATTGGTTCAACCTTTATGAAATATGGAGAGGAAAAACCATATTTAAATCATTGTATTGTGCGTGATACATGTAGTGAAATTCCAAATGTTAAAATAGAAAGTTATAAGACAGAAAGAGAAGTTCTTATTGCTTGGACAAAATTAATTCAACGCGAAAATCCAGATATTATTATAGGGTATAATATATTTGGATTTGATTATCAATTTATGTATTTACGAGCGAAAGAATTAGGTTGTGTAAGTCAATTTTTACAATTATCAAGAAATAAACGTGAAGTTTGTTTAAATAAAGACTGGAGAACAGGCAAAGAGGGATTAGAACAAAGTAAAATTGTTATAGCAAGCGGTCAGCATGATTTAAAATTTGTTAAAATGATAGGTAGAGTTCAAATAGATTTATATAATTATTTTAGACGAGATTATAATTTATCACAATATAAATTAGATTATGTTTCCAGTTATTTTATAGGAGATTATGTGAAAAAAATAGAGCATATTGATGATATGACAAAAATTTATAGTACAAATTTAAGTGGTCTAGAAGGTAATAATTATATTAACTTTGAAGAGGAATCTTATTCTATTGATTCATATAAAGATGGAAAAAAATTCATAGTAAGCAATGTTGATAAAAAAACAGGAACATTTTGGATAAAAGGTATTGAAACTCCAGATATGACAAAAAAAGTGCGTTGGTGTTTATCAAAGGATGATGTTTCACCACATGATATATTTCGCATGACGAATGAAGGACCAGATGAGCGAGCCGTTATTGCGAAATATTGTATTCAGGATTGTAATCTAGTACATCATTTATTAAAAAAGGTAGATGTAATAACAAGTTATGTAGAAATGGCTAGTCTTTGTAGCGTTCCAATTGACTATATTGTAATGCGTGGCCAAGGAATTAAATTAACCAGTTATATAGCGAAAAAATGTAGAGAAAAAGGAACATTAATTCCAGTAATTGATAAGATTGAAAATGATGATGGTTATGAAGGTGCAATTGTTCTTCCACCAAAATGTAATTTATATTTAGATGAGCCAGTTGCTTGTGTAGATTATAGTTCGTTATATCCATCATCAATGATAAGTGAGAATATATCGCACGATAGTAAAGTTTGGACAAAAGAATATGATTTACAAGATAATTTATTAATAGAAACTGGTGAAAAAAATGAAAATGGAGAATATATATATGATAATTTACCAAATTATAAATATGTAAATATTACATATGATACATATAAATGGCAACATAAAAATGGAAATATAAAATCAGCGATGGAGAAAGTAAAAATAGGATATAAAACGTGTAGATATGCCCAATTTCCAGAAGGTAAAGCTATAATGCCATCAATATTAGAGGAGTTATTAGCCGCAAGAAAAGAAACACGAAAATTAATTCCGCAACAAACAGATGAATTTATGAAAAATGTTTTAGATAAAAGGCAACTAAGTATAAAAATAACAGCAAATTCTATGTATGGTCAAACAGGTGCAAGAACAAGTACATTTTATGAAAAAGATTGTGCTGCTTCTACAACTGCAATTGGAAGAAAGTTATTAACGTATGCAAAACGTGTTATAGAGGAAGCATATTCAAATAGAATAGTAAAAACAAAAAATTATGGAGATGTGATGACAAATGCTGAATATGTTTATGGTGATACAGATTCAGTATTCTTTAAGTTTAATTTGAAAGACCCTATTGATGGAAAAGATATTTTAGGTCAAAAAGCACTTGAAATAACAATAGAATTAGCTCAACAAGCGGGAGAGTTAGCATCTAAATTTCTTAAAAATCCGCATGACTTAGAATATGAAAAAACATTTTTGCCATTTTGTTTATTATCTAAAAAACGTTATGTAGGTATGTTATATGAATTAGATCCAAATAAATGTAAGCGAAAATCAATGGGTATTGTATTAAAACGAAGAGATAATGCGCCAATTGTAAAGGATATTTATGGAGGAATTATAGATATTTTAATGAAAGATAAAAATGTTGAAAAAGCGGTTAAATTTTTACAAATATCTCTACAGGATATAGTAGATGAAAAAATAGGAATTGATAAATTAATAATAACTAAATCATTGCGTTCTGATTATAAAAATCCGGAACAAATCGCTCATAAAGTTTTAGCAGATAGAATAGGAAAGCGAGACCCTGGAAATAAACCAAATGTTGGCGATCGTATTCCTTTTGTCTATATTGAAAATTCTAATAAAAAAGCACTTCAAGGTGAAAAAATAGAAACACCTGATTATATAAAAGTTAATAAATTAAAAATTAACTATTCCTTTTATATTACTAATCAAATTATGAAACCAGTTATGCAGGTATTTTCTTTGGTATTAGAAAATCTTAAAGATTTTAGAAAAGAAAAAGGGAAAACTCTAAGACGTTGGAATAAACAATTATCTGATTTGCGTGAAAAATATGAAGACGATATAGAATATAAGAAAAAAGAGGATGCTTTAAGAAATAAAGAAGTTAAAGCATTATTATTTGATAGTTATTTACGTAAGACGAATAATATTAAGTTAGGAAATCAATTAATAACATCTTTTATTAGGTGATTAAAATAATTATATAATTTATATAATTTATATAATTTATATACTTCTTACTAATTTATGATTTTGTATTTTTTTTTAATTTACGAGTTTTATTATATTTTTTATGTTTTTTATTATTCTTATTAATTTTGCATTTATTTTTACGAGTTCTACCTCCAACTAAAATCCAGGTTTCATCAACTGGTTCTATTTCACGATATTTTTCTTTAATTATAGTTATCATTTTTTTTAACTCCTTTATAATTTTTTCATCAAGTTTAATATCAGATTTAATCGATTTTATTTCTTTATTAATATTTTTAATTTGTTTTTTTGTACTTTCCATTATACTTTTTATATTAGTAGGAGAAGTAAGTTCAATAATATTTCTCTCCATAAAATCTAATGCTAACTCTCTTTTACTTTTCCAAAGTTCTATTTTATTTAATTCTTTAGTTTTTTTATCTAATAACTCTAATAATTTTTTAGATGTATAATTAGATAGTTCTTCTTTATTAGTAATAATTGGTTTATTTAGAATTTGTAGTATTGAACCAGGTTTATATTGTGCAATAATATCCATATATATATTATTTATAAAAAAACAATATATATAAAAAAATATAATATTTAATATGGTACAAACATATATTCAACCGTAAAATTACCTGAAGAATCTGAATATGTATTTGAGTATCTTCTTTGAAAATCATTTGTTACATAATTAATTACATTATTTAAATATGATGTATTTGAAGTATTATTTGGCGAAATTGGAAATGATAATGAAGATGATGGTTGTGAAATTGAAGTAGAATTATCATAATTATTATTGTTATCACTATTATCACTATTATCACTATTATCACTATTATCACTATTATCACTATTATCACTATTATCACTATTATCACTATTATCACTATTATCAATATTATCACTATTATTATTATTATCACTGTTATCAATTTCATTTGTTTCTGTATTTTCATCTCTAATATCTCTCCTGCAAATAGGACATATTACACTTGTATTAAACCATCTTCTAAGAGCCTCAGAAAAAAATATATGACCACATTGTCTTAATTGTATTACATTATCAGTTGAAGAAAATCTTTGTTGTGTAATAGGACATATATCATTATATGGTGAAGTAATATTTCCAAATTGGATCTCTCTAGTAGAATTTAAGATTTGTTCTTGTGTTGGTCTAACTATAACTGGAGACAAATTATCAACATTTCTTGTTAATGAATTTACTAATAAATCTTGCAAATTATCTAAACCATAGTTATTTAATATACTAGTATTAGGTGTATTTTCATAATTAAAATAATTTATAGGTGGTGGTCTATATACATTTATATTTCTAATAGGAGTTGTTGTATGATTTACATATGTTGGTTGTGTAGTAGGTCGAAATAATGGATTAAATTGTGTAGGTTGTGTAGTATTAGGTCGAAATAATGAATTAAATTGTGTAGGTTGTGTAGTATTAGGTCGAAATAATGGATTAAATTGTGTAGGTTGTGTATTTCGAGATTGATTTTCTGGTGCAAAGTATGGATTATATAAATTTGTATTATAAAATCCAGTACTAGTATTAAATCCGGTAGTTGTATTACTTGTATTAGTATTAGATCCAGAATGTAATTGTATATTTCTACTAATTATATTATTGAATGTTATTTCTTGATTTTGCATAAGATTAACAATATTATTTAAAGTATTTTGTGTAGTTAAAATATACATAAAATATGTATTTATCATATCATTATTATTATTATTATTATTATTATTATTATTATTATTATTTTCAGCCATTATTATTATTAAATATATTAATGTAAATATGTTTAAATATATTTATAATGTATCATATAATAATAAATGGATTCAGATGATAAAAAAAAATTAACATTATCAGAAAATAATTTTTCAGAATATAGTGATTTGGGATTGACTGGTTTAGTTAATATAGGTAATACATGTTATTTAAATTCATGTATGCAAATTATTTCACATACATATGAATTAAATAATATCTTAAAAAATAAAGAGTATCAAAAAAAACTAAATAAAATAACAGATTCAGTGTTACTTCTTGAATGGGATAAATTACGAGAAATGATGTGGAGTGATAATTGTGTTATCGCTCCATATGGTTTTGTTAAAGCAGTACAAAAAGTTTCAATATTAAAAGATATAAATTTATTTGCAGGTCATTTACAAAATGATATTCAAGAATATTTATTATTTATAATAGATAGTTTTCATAATGCTTTAGCACGTGAAGTTGAAATGGAAATTACAGGAATACCGAATAATTCTATAGATAAATTGGCGCAATCTTGTTATAATATGATTAAAACTATGTATAGTAAAGAATTCTCAGAAATAATAAATATTTTTTATGGAATTCATGTATCTGAAATCACAAGTATTGCAACAAATGAAAGCTTAAGTTTAAGACCAGAACCATTCTCTGTTTTAAGTTTATCTTTACCAAATAAAGATGATATATCTCTCTATGAATGTATTGACCTTTATTGTAAAAAAGAAAAATTAGAAGGAGAGAACGCTTGGTTTAATGATAAGACAAAAACAAAAGAAGATGTAAATAGAGGAATTATTTTTTGGAGTTTGCCAAATATTTTAATTATTGGTTTAAAACGCTGGAATGATAACGGAGAAAAAATAAATAAAATAGTAAGTGCACCTATTATAAATGCCGACTTTTCAAGTTATGTAAAAGGATATAATAATGAATCATATGTTTATGATTTATATGGTGTTTGTAATCATTTTGGAGGTTCATTAGGTGGTCATTATACAGCATATATTAAAAATGCTAATGGTAATTGGTATCATTATGATGATACAACAATTACAGAAATAAGTGATAATAACTTATTATCAAGCCAATCATATTGTTTATTCTATCGTAAAAAAAATAAATAATTAAATATATATAATAATGAATGTAAATTTGAATTCTATAACTGGAATACCATATTCAACGAATTATTTAAATAATATCGGAATGAACCCTGTTGTTCTTTTAATAGTTACAATTATTTTAATACTTTATTATGTATTATTTGCTTCTTTAGGAGTAGCAAAGGGGGAACCTATAACTAATGCTGTATCTCAAAATGGACAAGGAATTGTATTTTTGGAGATATTATTATGGGGTGTGTTTATTGTTCTTTTATTATTAAATGGGATGTCTTATATTTTTAATATAGATATTACAGCAAGCATAAAAAATCTTTTTACATCAACTCCAGAAATAGATATACAAATAGATACTGTTGAGGATGAGGGACCACAATTAATACCTTCAACTACCGTCCCAGAATTAACGATGGCAAAGCAGGTATTTCATATTCCTGATAATAAATATACTTATGAGGATTCTAAAGCTATATGTAATGCATATGGAGGGCGTTTAGCTACATATGATGAGATAAGTGATGCGTATGATAAAGGTGCCGATTGGTGTAGTTATGGATGGTCTGATAAACAAATGGCATTCTATCCCACACAAAAAGAAAAATGGGAACATTTACAAACAATAGAAGGGCATGAGCACGATTGTGGTCGTCCAGGTATAAATGGTGGTTATATTGCTAATCCAAATGTACGTTTTGGTATAAATTGTTATGGTTATAAACCAGAGATTACAAAAGAAGAGATTGATTTAATGTCTCAAACACCATTATATCCAAAAACTCAACGCGAAATAAATTTTGAAAATAGAGTAAGTTATTGGAGAGATAAATTATCAGAAATTCTAGTAGCTCCATTTAATCATAATAATTGGAGTATTATTTGAAATATAATTTTATAAAACCCTTACAGTATTATTGTAAATAATTATAATCTATATGATATAATATGATATAATATGATATGATATGATATGATTATTCATTTATTTTTTTCTAGTGTTTTTTTTAATTGTATTTCTCTCTTTATTTATTTTTCGTGTCATCTTTTTTTTATTATTTTTCTCTTTTATAATGGTTTCTTCTTTATTTAAAGAAGCAAGATTAAATAATTTATTATATAAACTGTCAGATACAGCTTCATCTTTATTAGAAACAAAATAATTTGTAGATAGACTTTGTTGTAAATAAAGAAGTCCGGCAGGAACTGCAAAATTTTTAAGTCCATCTAATATAGTATTGCCTCCATTTTGTATAGTTATATAAGGTGATTCTTCGGATTTCATTATACATGAGTTTATATTAAATCCACCAGCTGAATATTTTCCATTATTATCTTTTCTTATTACTAAATCATTTGGACTAAATGCCATTATTAGATATATATTAAATGTATATATATTTAATAGTAGTATAAAGCAAATTATTTTTGATAAGTTCTTTTTATATCGGATGTATATTTAATATCTCTTGATTGTTTAATATCATTAATAATAATATCACGTTGTTCTTGATTTTGAATAAATTTTGCTAAACAATCATTTACAAGTTTTAATGTAATAGGAGCAGTTTGTTTAACTGTACCAAATCTAAGTTTTCCATCAGTAATTTTTACAATAGCATTATTTAGATTATTTGTTTTTACATAATCAAAAATTAAATTTTCTTCATTATTTTTATTTGTTTTAAGTTCTTTTAATCGGTTATTTAATTGTTTAATTTGATTATCGAGTGATACCCAATTTTTAATATGTTCATTAAAACTCATTATTATATTAGTTATAATAATATATATCTAAATATTTTTATAACTAATATATATATTTTATAAGAAATATTTTATGTATGTGTAGTTTATATATATATGTGTCTGTAAATTTTATATATATGTGTTTATAAATTTTATATATATATGTGTAAATTTTATATATATGTGTAAATTTTTTACATTCGTCTTTTCATTTTACGTGTACGTATAGTTTTTTTAGTTCTACGGTTATTACGACTTAGAACTCGCTGAAGACCCAAAAGTCCAAAAGGAACGGCCGCTTTAGCAAGCATATTACCTCCTTTTTTGGTATGGTGTTTTCTTTTTTTATACATACCGCCCATCATAGTGTTTTTGTATGTTCCACAACTAGAACCACCTTTTTTATGATGTCTGCGTTGTGTTTTTTTATGATGCTTAGTCTTACGCATACCTCCAGATAAAGCACTAGTAACGTCTTTAGATACAGTTTTAACTGCATCACCTACACTTTTCATTGTATCGGTTATATATTCCATTATATTATAATTTAAGAAAATAAAATATTTAATATTTAATATTTAATATTTAAGAAAATAAAATGTTTAATATTCTAAAAGAATGATTTATTACGCATAAGTAATACAAAAATCCCTAAATGAAGTAAAAAACTTATAACAACAAAAATGAGTGATAAATAAATATATGGATATATTTCTATTAATATTAATTCAATTAATGGTGCTAAAAGACTTTTAAGTTCTCTTTTAACATCATCCCTCTTTAAAATTAATAAACACTGTTCTATTATTGTATCTTTCATAATGTATATCTTACACTAAATAACTAAAATTATTTTTAATTTTCTGCGTGTTAAATTCAAGTAAATTTTCTTAAATTTGTTTAAATGGAATTGTTTGAACCAACTAAATCATTTGATTATAATAAGATAACTTTAGAAAATCCACGACCAGTTCAAGGAGGTTCATATTTTACAAAAATTACTATGAACGAAGAAAAATTGCTTTATATTCAGTTTCCAAAATGTTATACAAAACAAGGAATTATTTCTACAAAAAGAGGAAAATATTGTGATTTAATGTATGAACGAGTAGAAGAAAATGAACTTTTTGAATGGATAGAAGGTCTAGAAAATAGATGTCAAGAATTGATCGACTCTAAAAAACATATATGGTTTAACAGTGATTTATCAAGGGACGATATAGAAAGTATGATGACCCCTATTTATCGTCTATATAAGTCTGGAAAAAAACTATTAATTAGAGTAAATATTGATAATAATAAATCTACAGGTAAAGATAAATGTATTGTTTATGATGAAAAAGAATTATTAACAAGTTTAGATGTAATTAATGATGAAAAAATGATAATACCCTTATTACATATTGAAGGTATTAAATTTACCTCAAGAAGTTTTGAAATAGAATTAAAATTATTTCAATTAATGGTTCTTGATACAGTACCAGAATTTGGTCAATCTTGTATGATAAAAAGAGATAAATATTCACCAGTAAAAATGGATATGAATTTACCAGTAAAAATGGATATGAATTTATCTTTAAAGAAAGATAATTTAGAAGAATTAGAAGAAAATAGTAATGAATTAAATATTGACACAAATACTAAAACTGATTTAGATGTTAAAACAAAAGAGTGTGTTAATTATTTAGAAGACGAACAATATATAGATAATAAAGAATGTTCAAATAATTTAGAAGAAACTAGCAATTTTGAAGATGAATTAAATAATAATTTAGAAGAAGAAAATAATAATTTAGAAGAAGAAAATAATAATTTAGAAGAAGAAAATAATAATTTAGAAGAAGAAAATAATAATTTAGAAGAAGAAAATAATAATTTAGAGGAAATAACTAATTTAGATATTATAGATGATTTAGATGATTCTAATGAATTAAGAGAAATTGATTTAGATATAAATGAAGATGATGAACCAATTATCCTTAAAAAACCTAATGAAGTTTATTATGAAATATATAAATCAGCAAGAGATAAAGCAAAACATATGCGAGAAGTAGCAATACAGGCATATTTAGAGGCAAAACAAATTAAATCAAAATATATGCTATCCGATATAGAAGATTCTGATGATGAAAGTAATTTAGATTTTGATACTGAACTATAAAATTAGATTTTGATATTAAATTATAAAAAGATTATTTAGAATGTTTAATTTATTACTTCTATGAAAATATTTTTATCATTCATTTTATATAATGGGTATTCTCAAAGATTTGCAGAAAATGCTTAAGGTTCATCACGTAATTGCTCTTTTAGGCCTTATTGTTTTAGTTGTAGCTTTAGTTAATTATTCATCTGGTAAATCAGTTTTAATGGATAATATGTCATCTGGACGTCAAAGTAGAGGAGAAAGTATTTCACAGGTTCCCGATTCTGGTGTTGCTATGGCAGCTAATCCAGCCGGACAGAATGAAGTATATGCTGATGTTTCTGGTATGAGTTCTCCAAGCCAAGGACTACCGCCTAGCTGTTCAAAAGGTCATACAACCAATCCGGAGGATCTTCTACCAAATGATATAAATTCAGAATGGAGCAGACTTAATCCTAATGGTACACACGACTTAGCCAATATTAACTTACTAAGTGCTGGTGCTTTAGCAGGAATTGATACGGTTGGCAGCACACTTCGTAATGCAAACTTACAAGTTCGTTCTGAACCACCAAATCCTACGACTAAAGTAAGTCCATGGATGAATACGACTATTGAACCAGACCTTATGCGAGTACCTCTTGAAATCGGTTGCGGACCACAATAATTAAGTTAATTATTTAAATTTTTTATTTATAATACGAATAAAAAATTTAACTACTCATATATTGTAGATATATTATATATAATAATGAAAATAAATTTACTTGGATATGCTTTAATTGCATTAATATTATATATATGTTTTCGTATTTATAATGAAAGTATTTACTTTAATTTGAAATGTATTATATCAGATGTAGATGGAAAAAAATATTGTGTTCGAGAAAGAGCTAAATTAGAAATGGCTGCTGATCGTTTAGCGAAAGTTAATGGTAATATGGAAACATTAGTTAAACATTGTGGAGAGATATTTCCTGATCGTAAAAATGTTAAAAGATTAGTAGAAGGTTATAATCCACAAAAAATTTATGAAACTTTGCCTACAAGCGAGTATACTGCATATAGTCAAAATAAAGGAGAGAAATTAGCATTTTGTCTTGATACAGAGAAAAATGGCGGGAATTTAATTGATATGAATACATTAACATTTGTTGCTATTCATGAATTAGCTCATATAGCAACCATAAGTGTTGGACATACAGAAGAATTTTGGTCTAACTTTAAATTTTTATTACAAGAAGCAAAAAAAATCAATATATATGAACCAATTGATTATAAAAATAAACCAAAACGATATTGTGGAATGACTATTACAGATAATCCTTATTATGATTATTAATTTTTATATATATCGTGTAAAATTAATTGCCTAATATCTCTCTATAAAATAAATAATAAAATTATATTTATTGTAAAATTAATAAGTAATAGATTTAACAACATAAATTATCATTTAATAATTATAAAATGATAATTTATTTTTATTACAAATAATAAGTTTAGAGAAATAAAATACTAATATTTTATATATGTCAGCAGTTTATAAATTTTCTTATAATATAAATAATAAGATATCTCAGATATATGTATTTATAGGAGAAAGAGTAGTAAATTTAGATGATGATATAGATTTAAATTATTTATTTAATCTTGAACCAAATAATGAAATTTTTAATGATATTTTCTCTCCAAATGAATTAAATGAGATAAAAAAAAATAACATAGAACTAATTTTTATTAAAGAACAAATACATTTGGATGATACAGTTGAAACTATAAAAAATAAACTAATATTAGCATTAAAAGAGAAATCATTATCTTTTGGTGAGATATATTTATTTTATAAACACGAACAAAGATTAAGTAATGAAAAAATTTATCAAATGTTAACACAAAATAGGAAAATAGAATTAACAAAGGATCGTCTTATTCAGTTTCTTTTAAATATAGATGAAATTAATATTGAAAATATAGAAGATAAAGAGATATATGATTATGATGATATTATAAATTTAAATTTAGATAATAAATTACTGTATATTTCTGAACCAATAGGGCAAAAATTTGTATCTATTGAAACTTCTTTTCCATATGCGGTTAATCCATTTAATGTATTGATATATGATAATTTTTTAGAGAGATTTGCTGAAGAATTAACAGCGACTACTAATAAAAATTTATTATT